CCTGCATGTGAGTCGTCCATTCTTATTCAGAAAAGTGTTTGTCTTACGACAAGCGGGACGGCAATGCCGACCCTCCATCGGCCAAATATGGCCATATGACGTAGGAGTCAGTCCAACTAATGGGTTGAACCGAACGTCGATGGTCCGAAGATTACTTATTGCCCAGAAACTCTATGGAGTCTGGGTGTAAAATCTTCTTCAATCCTTTAGTGATCTTGTATCTATATATTGGATACTTCTTCTCAGACATAATTCCGTATTCGGAATCAATGAACTCCTGTATTGAGAGTCCCTTGTCTTGGATTTCACTAAAGTCAACCGTAACCGTGCTAAATCTATAATGTACAAGTTCTGTAGTTATGAACTTGTAATAACTTAGAGCCTTAAGGGTCGTTTTGAACGATTCCGCAAGTTCTTCGTAAAAGATTTTATTCACCTGAAACCTAGCCACATCCAGTTTTTGATAAAGACTATACAGTCGGTCATCCTGGAGGTCCATTAAGGTATACGGTCTTGCAATTGGATCTGGTTTTCTGACGCTGAGTTTACCTATATCAGGTCGCTTAAGTGCTGCTTCGATGTGAAGCAATCTAAGCACAACGTCACTTTCTGTTTTAGAAAGACCTTTAATCTGTGATATTTCCTGCTTTATAACAGGGACACTACATTCGTAGTATGATTTATCATAAGAATATACTCTCTTAGGCACATTTTTTGGTGCACCGAAGGGAAGGTGAAATTCAGTCTGCTGGTGATCGTCTTCAAATGCGTAGTAATCTACGTGTAGCTGGTCTAACAAGCGTGTCGCTTGTTCTACCTCGATCAACTCAGCTTGCAATAATTGATAGAAAAATTGGATAACCTCTACATCACTCTCACCACGAAGGTGAATCGGAGTAATGTTACGCGTACCATTGCTGGTAAACATGACATCAACCCCACATGATTCGAGGAAACCCTGAGAAGACTTGAAAGTCTTCCGTTTGTTGATTTTGAGGCCTGATGCTTCTAAAGCACAGTACACCTCTGGAAAATCAATTTCCGAACAGGTGATATCATCACCATAATTTGCCGAAGGCAAACTTGATGTTTTAGCTGAAGCTACAATAGCTCCAACGACAATCGCCATAACCGTAAAGGTTAACGGAAAGCCTTGAGTTCCAATGCATGTTAAAGGTATAATACGACCCGAGTCAGTGATAACTGTTCTCGGCAAGTATTTCCCAAAATATTCCATGAATTCAGGCCAAACTTTTTCTACAAAACTACGGTACACTCTATCAGACGCACTAGATAAATCTAAAGTGGCATAACCTTCTTTTAAAAAGGTCCATTGCACTGATTGATCATCAAATTGTGTGATATGATCAGACGTCCTAGAGTGAGAGGTAATCCAATCACGAAGATAATCACTGGCAATATATTGTTTATCAATGAAGTCACGTGATGTGATGGTGATGACACGATATTTCCTATAGTTCTTAGGAACCTTAGTTAACTTGCCATCAGCCGCACCTTCGATCCATTCTCTAACGTCGAAAGTAGAGAGTTTTATCTCTTTACCAGCTGCCATTGCAGCTATTAATTCAATGTTACCATTAACACCAGAAATTACAGGTGCTAATAATGGGGGATAGGATGATCCATTTGTAATGGTATATTCTCTATCCGTGGATTCGATTAAATCCCTTACTTTCTCGTAAGGGAAGTCGTGGAAAATCTCTTTTATTTTTGTTGCAGTCAATGCACCATATCTATTACTCAGAACAGGTTCATCCTGTGTTGCTATAAACTCAGCAACAGCTTCGTCGAAGCTCTGAAGAGGAGTCGAAGATTTGAATTTCGATCCTATAGATGCGCATGTCCTAGCCTGCCTAATCATTTGTGCAGGCCAATATGATAACTCATTCGTACGTGTTTTTGAAACACTC